CTTATAAAAAAGGAGATCCTATTAGAATCATACATCAAAACACACCATGGCGAGGTTTATCTGTATTATTAGGTGCAATGCAATTAGTTAAAAATCCATTAATTAAATTAGATGTATATAGTTCAACCCAAGTATATGGAGATGCTTTTAAAGAACGTAATGATGAAAGATATATTCCTTTATATAAACAAGCATCTGAATTACCTAATGTAAATTATATTGGCTACAAACCCAATGATTATATTTTAAAAAATTTAAATAATTATAATTTGTATGTATATCCAAGTATCTTTGAAGAAACTTCTTGTATATCTGCAATAGAAAGTATGTCTGCTGGTTTATATACGATTGTTACTAACTATGGAGCTTTGTATGAAACTTGCGCTGAGTTTCCAATGTATATAACGTACACTAAAGATCTTGAAATATTATCTCAAACATTTGCTGTTGCTATTGATATGGCTGCAGAAACTTTACATGAAAAGACTATTCAAGATAGTTTAGATCTACAACAAACTTATTATCAAAAATATTATAACTGGAATAAAAGAGCAATGGAATGGAATAATTTTTTACAAGGCGTCCTTAATGCAAAAAAGTAAAAATTGGTCAAATGAAGACACTTATCAAACTATAAAAGAAGTTAACGTGAATCCACAAGATCCCTCAAAACCTATTTGGTTTAATAAAGAAATCCAGAAAGAGGATAACAAACAAATTAGACTTTGTGTAGGAACACCAGTACATTCCGAAGTATCTATTCATTACACTCAATGCTTATTAGAAATTCAAAAAGATTTTATGAAAAAAGGTAATAGTGTATCTTTTTTAATGCATAAATCTTCTTTAATTACACAAGGTAGAAATTTAACAGTAGCTTCTTTTTTAGAAACTGATGCTGATTATTTATTGTTTTTAGATTCAGATATTGCTGTTGGAACCCATGTCATTGAAAAAATGATTAATTCAAACAAAGAAGTGATCTGTGTCCCGTACCCCTTAAAAAGTATTCAATGGATGAAGTTAAAAGAACGTTTTGAAAGAGGATTAATTAAAACAGAAGAAGACATGGAAACTGGAGGCTGTACTTATCCAGTGCGGTTAGAGGATGCCAGTAATATTGTAATGGATAAAGGTATTATAGAAATTACTCATGCTCCAGCAGGTTGTTTATTAATTAAACGATCCGTTTTTGATAAATTAATTAAAACCTTTCCTGATCGTAAAATTAAACAAAAATCAGTGATCAATGGCCAGTACGAAGAAAAGAAATATTATTACAATTTTTTTGATACGATTCACGATAAAGAAACTCAAACTTACATGGGTGAAGATTTTGGTTTTTGTAAATTATGGAAAGAGGTTGGCGGAAAGATCTTTGCCGTAGTGGATGAATATATTATGCATGTTGGTGAACATCAATATATTGGTCGATACATGGATGAGTTTATTAAACATGACTAAATTATACGTCACTTCACCAACAACCGGTCAAGTAGATATTCATTACATGCGGTCTATATTTTTATTACAAGCAGAATGTAATAAAAGAAAAATAGCAATTACTTTACATTTACATAAAAGTTCGATTGTAACCTTTGGTCGAAATGCATGTACTGCAGCTTTCTTACATTCAAATTGTACTCATATGTTATTTGTTGATACAGATATTCAATTTAATGAACAAGATATATTCAAAATGATTGAAGCCGATGAAGAAATAACTTTAATTCCTTATCCTATGAAATGGATTGATTGGAAAAAAGCGGATGAATTATTCAAAAACCATCGAGTACCAGTCAATAAAGGTGGGTTTCATTTTCCAATTAAAGTTATAAATCAAGATGACTTTCAATCGGTGAACGGGTGGATGGAGATTGAAAGAGGTCCTGCGGGATGCATGTTAATTAAAAGAGAAGCGATTGAACGCATGATTAAATTTTATCCTGAATTAAAAGTAAGACAAAATCACTTAATTAATGAAACAGTTAAAAATTCTGAACATTCTTATAATTTTTGGGATACTCAGTTTATCAAAGAAACTGGTCAAATAATAGGGGAAGATTTTGCTTTCTGTGACCGTTATAGGAAGGCTGGTGGACGTATATTTGCTCTTATAAACTCTGAAATAACCCACCATGGCAACTATCCTTTTCGAGCCAAGTTCATTGACGAATGCATGAAAATTGAGTAAATTTACTCTTATACGTATTTTAAAACAGGAGTTATAATAATATGGATCCATTAACAGCCGCATTAATTGCTGGCGGTATTAACGCATTACAAGGTAAAAGAGGTTCTGACCTTTTAAAATCTACAGTTCGAGACGCTGCATTGACTTATGGGATAGGTCAATTTGCAGGAGGTATGGGTGCAGCTAAAGATGCAACTAAAGCAACTGAAGTTGCTAGAACAGTTGGAACATCAGGAGTGCCAGGAGGCGGAGATCCTTCTATGTTTTTTAAAGCAACTCAACAACCAACATCGTTTTTAGATAAAACAAAAGCAGGTTTAGAAACTTTTACCGATGTATTTAGATCAGGAACTGGAGCAGATAGACAAATAGATAAATTTAAAGTAGGCCTTGGTGCTGGTGCATTAGGTGCAGGCTTGTATGCAGCGGGAGCATTTGATCCACAAGATCCAAAAGATCCAAGAATTCCAGGAGCTAATTTAATTTATTATTCACAACCAGAAGCGTTTAGAACTTTTGGTGATCAAGAAATAGACCCTTCTAAGTTTCCAGAAAAACCATATGCAAACATGAGATCAGGAGGCATTGCCGCAATTAGAACAAACCAAATGCAACTAAATGAAATTGAAGAAATGAAACAAAGACTACAAGCTTTACAAGAAGCTTATGATCAAGAAATAAGTCAAAGGTCTACTAACGAACCAAGTGATGCTGAAGAACAAACAAGCAAATTTAATCAAGGAGATTTAGTGGATGCTTTACCTAGTAAAACAAATAAAGATGAAAATAACGAAAAGAATTATAAAAGAACTTCTGGTAAAATGGTAGTTGATTCTGCAGGCAAAGGATCTGAAAACAAAGATACTATGCTTGCTCAACTAGCCGATGGCGAATTCGTAACTAAATCAAGCGCAGTACGGGGTGCGGGAATCGCAATGGGTGCGGATCCAAATGATAAAGAACAACAAAGAGAAATGGGTGCTAAATATTTTTATGATCAAATGGCGAAGTTAGATAAATTAGCTAGCATGGGAAGAAGATAATGTATTTAATACAATTTAAACCAGAAGAAATAGATAAAGTATGGCCATTAGTAAAAGACAAAGTACAATCTGCATTAGAAAGAAATCATGAAGGTAAAACATTAATGGACAATCAACATGTAAAAGAAATGTGTAAACAAGGTATTAAACAATTGTGGGTAACTGTTGATAACCAAGACAACTTTAAAGGTGTTTGTATTTCTGAAATAGCACAATATCCGAATTACAATGTAGGGGTGGTTAATATCGCAACTGGAACAGATTTGCCTTTATGGATTGACAAGATTAACGTATTTGAAAAATGGGCTTTTGAAAACTGTGGCTGTAAAAAGTTAGAGGTATACGGGAGACCAGGATGGAAAAAAATGTTAGAACCTTTAGGTTTTCATTTTAATCATGTACAAATGGATAAATTTATAGGAGGGCACGCATAATGTCAGGAGGCGGAGGAGGTGGAGGCGGAACACCCGCGGACACTACAAACGTACAAACTATTAGAGAAGCACCAGAGATCGAAGCAAGAAGACTTGGATTAATGGACGAAGCAACTCGTGTTGCAAGACAACCATTAAACTTACCTGCATTTCAAACAGCAGGTTTAACACAAGAACAACAAGCAGCTGGAGCTCTTGCAGGTCAAACAGGGGTAGGTATATCCTCTATTACAGGAGCACAAACTGCTGCTGCATTAGATCCTTCATCACAACAGTTTCAACAATATTTAAACCCATATCAATCTTACATTATTGATGAAATCAATCGACAAGCACAAATGGGACAACAACAAACTGCACAAAAAGCAATTCAAGCAGGTGCGTTTGGCGGTGGTCGAGAAGGGATACAGTTAGCAGAACAAGAAAGAGCAAGACTTGGAAAAATAGGAGAATCGCAATATGCTGCCTTTACAGGAGCTTTAGATGCTTTCCAAAGAGGACAACAATTACAAGCACAAACAGGTTTATCAGCAGCGGATGCTTTAATGAGACAACGAGCGCAAGATATTCAAGCGTTAAGCACAACTGGTGCTACTGCACAAGCTACTGAACAAGCAAGACTTGATGCATTAAGACAAACAGAAGAGAGAAGAATACAAGATCCATACACTAGACTTTCTTTTGTTAGTGATATTCAAAGAGGGGTTCCTTCTTCTCAACAACAAGTAACACAAACCGCAGTACCTACCGCAAGTCCAGCAGCACAAGCAGTTGGAACTGGTCTTGGGGCTTATGCTGCATTTGCAGGTAAGTAATGAGTAAAGTATTAGAAAGAAAATATTTTAGAAAAAAAGCTGTTCAGCATTTTAGAGCTGGAGGTATTGTTACTTTAAAAATGGATAAAGGCGGAGAAGCTAGAAAAGAAGGTTTCTTTGAAGATGTGCCTTTAGGTCAAGCCTTAAAATCAGCAGGACAAACTATTGTTAAAGAAGGTAAAAAAGCAGGAGCAGCATTATATGATTTAGGTGCGGTGCCTATTAACTTAGGTGCAGAATTTTTAACAGGAACTAATCCAGGATATTCTGGAACTAAATTTTTTGATGTTGAGGGTTATGACCCTGATACAGCTTATTTTATGGGAGTCCCTACTTCTGCTAAACAAAGCACTTTAGCAGAAAAAAGAGAAACTAAACGAGCTGAAGCTGATACTGAAGTATCAGGTTTAGAAAAAGAAATTACAAAAGATCCAAGCATTATTGCAAAATTAACTCCTTCTGAGAAAACAACAAGTGATATTAAGGTTTCAACAGGGAGTGAGGAAGCTGATAAAATTTTCACTAATTATGTAACTGCTAAAAAACCAGGAGATCTTGTACAAAAAAATTTAATTGATGAAACTCCAAAAGATCCAGCTGAATTATCTACTAAAAAACAAATTAGAAACATCATGGATGAATTAGCAGAAGAAAGAAAAGAAGGGTCTTCTGTTAATCTACCATTAATGAGATTAGCGTTAGGTTTAATGAAAGGTACTTCATACCAAGAAGGACTACCAGCATTTGCTGAAATATTTGCAGGTGCAGGAGAAGGTGCATTAGAAACATTTATCGAACAAGAAAAACAAAAAAGTGATGCTGATTTAGAGTTAATGGAACTTGCTACTAAATTAAAAATTTCACAAGATGAAGTTGAGTCTAGAAAATATGCAGTTGATAAACAGGCAGAACTTTATGGTTTAAAAAAATACGATCCAGAAAAACATCGTGAATCAATGTCTAAAATTCAAAATTTATCTAGAACTAGAAACAGTATTCTAGAAGCAATGTCTATTATCAATAAAGCAGGACCTCAAAGCACTTTTGATAAAATTGGTGGAGATTTTTTTAGTGTTTTAGAAGCAGTTACTGGTGTAGATAATGCAAATCAAATGCCTGCTCAACGATTAAAATTAATTATTAATGATCTAAAAGTAGCATTTGCTAAAGAACTAACTAGAGGATTAAGTCCAGTTAGTGATCGAGACATTCAAAGAATTGAAAAAATTTTAGCAAGTTTTTCTTATACAGAAAGCCCAGCAGAGTTTAATCAAAAATTAAATAAAATGTTAGGTATTATTAATGGTCAATTAGAATTAGAAGCAGGTCAGTATGGTTACACTTATCAAAATCCAGAAAGTAGTTTTGGAGGATTTACAAATAATTCAGGAAAAACAATAGATGAAATCATTGCTGAAAAAACTAAAAAATAAAGGTTATGTATGCTAGACTTACAAGATTTAAATGTAGAACAACTCCAAAAGTTAAAAGATGGAAAACAATTAGATCTTGAAGATTTAAATATTGATCAATTAAATATTCTAAAACAAAAAGGTTACAGTCAAGATAAAAATATGTCTCAAGACGGAGATGTATTTAAATTTTCTCAAGGCAATATTACAAATCCATTTGGTGCTAATGATGATATAGATAACACTAAAGGTGTTAAAAATTTTGATTTTAGATCTAACTTTGCTGAACAAGATAATGAAGAAGAACGTGTGGCATTTCTGCAAAAGAAAGTAGGTAAAGAAGGTTTTGGAAAAGACAACAGAGGTAGATATTATTTAACTGATGTTGGGTTAGCTAAAATTGGTGAAGACCCTTTATTAGAAGGAAAACGAGGACGATTAATTGATGCTGACTTAGGTTTTTTTAAAAACTTAAATCCAATGAATCCTGATTTTATATATGACCTTGCTGAACTAAAATCATCTATGGGTCTTCCTTTAGTAGGTGCAGTTGCGGCTTCTGTCTTAACTGGGGGGATGGGAACGATTCCAGCAATGGCAATTACTGGTTTAGGTGGAGGTATTGGAAAAGCGTTAGATGAATTTGTCTTTAATGGTGAAGACATGGAATTAAGTAACACTACAAAAGATATTGCTTATGAAGCTTTATTGTCAGCTGGAGGCGAAGGTTTGGGTAGAGGATTAAGAGGAATCTACAGATATTTATTTGCACCAGGTCAACGAACAACTGCTACAAATTTATTTAGTACATTTGATGATGCGAATAGAGCATTAGAACAACAAGGTTTTGAAAAAAGTTTATTAAGTTATAGAAAGTTCGATCCTAAATTAAAAATCGCACAAGAATTAGGACAAGAAACACAGAACTTAGGAGCCCTTCCTTCTTTACTACAAACAACCGGTAGACCTATTCTTGGAAGATTCCAAGGAATGTTTGATACTATTTTTGGCAACCCTAGAGATTATTTCAATCAACGATTCATGAATAATGAAATGACAAAGATGATTTTAAAATCTAAAGGCGTAGATGTAGCTGCGGATAGCGAGTACCAGTCTTTGTTAAATAATTTAATCAAAACGGGTCCTAGAACATTTATGGGAAGACCTTCGAAACAATTAGAAGCATATTCTGCTAAACTGCAACAATTAGCTAGAACAAGTTTTAAAGATCAATACGATACCGTATTTAAAAACAACTTTGTTAACCCAGAATTTTTATTTAAAGTATATAGAGAGGGTGGTGAAAACGCATTTAAAACTTTAAGGGAATCTATTAGTGGTTCAGAAATGGCTTCTAAAGAAGCAGAAAGAAATATTAATAAACTATTGTCTCAATTGTTTGAAGAACAAGTGCCGAAGACACAACAAAAAGTTTTATCAAATGAAGTAATTAAAAATGCTCAACAAGCATACGTTAACTTTCAAAGAGAGTCTTCTGTGCTTTATTCTAGAGTAGATCAAATGTTTGGTAACAGAGCAATTATTGATGCTTCCCCAATTAAAAATATGTTTATGCAACAAATTAAAGACGGCAATGTTTTAATGGATACTCCAGCCGTTAGAAAAGTTATGGGTTACCTACAAGGAGATAGACCTTTATTAACTTATACACAAGCAAATACTTTAAAACAATTAATGGATGAATTAGGTTATGTACCTAATCCAGTTGAAGCTGGTTTTGATCAATTCACGTTACAAAGAGGATCTCAATTCTTAAATGAAGCAATTGGAGCTGCTCCAGAAAGTGCTGCTAAAGTAACACTAAATCAAGCTAAAAATAAAACTATTTCAGATTGGTTAGCTACAAGTCCAAATTTAATGACTGATAAAGTGCCTCAATCCGTTCGAGCCAATATAACAAAAGTATTAACAGAAGGGTCAGATGGAGTTCCTAAAACATATAGAGATTTATCTATTAAACAAAAAAATGAAATTTTTGATTTAGTAAAAGAAAATATTGAATATTTTGATAATGCTTTTTTATCTGAAGGATTTAAAAAAGGTTTAAAACAAGCAGTGCAAGATAAAAATACGATTCAAGAAGCATTAAGATTAAGACAAATTGCTTTTGATTTTACTAAAAACAATGCTGGAAAATTTCAAAGTGGTACAGCTAAAGCATTATTAAAACAAGTTAGAGCAACTGGAGCAATTGACCCATCTCAATTAAGAAAAATTGTATTAAGAAATAATCCTGATGATTTAAATAGAATATTAAAAGAAGTTAAATTTGGAGAAGGCAAACCTTTTGCAAAAGCTATTCAAGAAATGGGTAAACCCTTAACAAAAGCTGAACAGAAAAAACTTGCAACGGCTAAAGAATTATTACCAGCCGAAGCAGAAAGAATTGGATTAAGACCAGGAGAAAAAATATCTAGAAAAATATTAAGTGAAGACGAAGTTAGTAAAACAAAACTATTTATGACTAAAACATTAGTACAAGATATTTTAAATGGATCTAGAAATAGTATTACTAATAATATTGATGCGTCAAAATTTGCAAGAACTATTAAAAAATATGGAGAAGCAACAGGTTCCAAAACTCCTTCAACATTAGAGCTTGTTGCTGGTAAACAAGAAGCTGCTAGATTAATGGGGTTAGCGGATGAATTATCAAATGCAACTGGAACTATTGATGATACGTTAATGAATAATTTAATGAACAGTAAGTATTTAAATAGAGAAATATCTAATGTGGATGATGTAGTTAATTCAATTAAAAATGAATTAGATACTATTAAACAATATAATGACTTAGGTGGTTTTATTGGTGACTTAACCAAACCAGGGATGGAAGGTATTCGAGCCATTGACACGATCTTCGCTCCAAATAACATTGGCCAGTTTGCTAAAATATCAAATGTATTAAATCAAACTCCAAAAGGCAGAGAAAGTTTACAACAAATCAGAACTGCAGGAATGAATAAACTATTACAAAAAATGGTTGATGACACAAGTTCTATTGTAGATGGTGTTTTATTAAATGGTCAAAAACTTAAAAATGAAATGTCTAGACTAGGTGGTAAAGAGTCTATGGAAATATTTTTTGGTAAAGATTTAGGTAAAGAAATTATGGAATTTGCAGACCAAGCAACCTTCTTAACACAAAAGAAAACATTATCAGGTGGACTTGTAGCAGCTTCGATTGCTCTTAACCCTCTTGCTAAAGCACCTATATTAATTCAAATGAACGTTTTATCTAGATTAATGGGTTCAAGAGCATTCATGAATTTATTAAACAGGGGTGTTAGAAACGGAAACGCTAGAGATATTGCAGAGATTGCAAGAATTGTAGGAATTCAAACAAGTATGTTAATGGATGATGTTGAAGATCCAGAATATTTTAATTATGATTTAAGATCTGCTATTGGAGATGTTGAACAAACAATACCACAAGTTTCACAAACATCGCCAACACAACCTGCGGCGGTATCTACTCCAACAGTATCTCCTGCAGAAGTTCCTCCAATTACAATGATGGCAGACCAATCTATTTCAGACAGGATTGAAGAACTATTTCCTGAAGATGAATTATCTAAAGCAATTGCACGTAGACAACAAGCAACAGGAGCTCAAAATGCCTAGAAAATCTGCAATGGACAGAATTGAATACCATGAGAAAATCTGTCGAATCATGCAGAAACAAACTTTCGAAAGAATAGATAAGATTGAATCTAGAATGTCTAGAATGGAAAAATGGCTTGTGGGTGGAATGTTTGCTATACTTTTAGCTGTACTTTCACAACATTTCAGCTAATATATAGCTGTGCTTATCAAAAAATATCAATACGAAATCTTTGATCGAAAAACGAATAACGAAACTGGTAA